TTCCTACACCAACCTTTGCAGTTGTACCAATACCAACTACACCAGGGTAACCAGAGTTTTGCCAGATACCACCAGCAGCGGTACTAGTTACAGTTACTTCTGTACCATTCTGAGATAACTCAATGTTCTCACCAGCAACAAGATTGGTAACAATACCAGCTAGTCTAGATCCGTCTCCATAGTATGCACCATAGACAGTGACGCCGAGAGAAACTGTGTCCAGTCTCTTGGTTCCATTTTGGTATAACTCAACACTACCGCCAGGTTTGAATACCGCAAGTTTATTATCGTTCTCGTCTACGATCTGAGTATCATGATCTGATTTAAGTTTAAAATCTGCACCATCAAATGTGATGTGTGCGTTCTCACTGTTACCAAAGATCGCCTTTCTAGTATTGTAAATTCTTAATGCACCACCAGAAGTGGCAGTGATCTCGACATCACCATGTACTCTGACACCACTAGGACCAGCAGTAGTTCCAATACCCACATTAGATGTGGTGTGAATACCAGTTACCTCTTTAGACCAATACCCCGTCCCTAATCCAGCAGCAATATCAGTAAATGCAATAGCAACGTTAGTGATACCAGTAATCTTACCAGTAGCATCTACATTGACTTGAGGTACAGTAGAGGAGTTACCATAGGTTCCAAAACTTGCACCAGTCAAGTTGGTCATTGCACCAGCATTACCAAAATACTGCGAAGCAGTGATAACACCAGAGGTGTTTACATTTGAATTATTCTGTAGGGTGACTGCTTCATCTGCTAGGGTTGCCTTTGGAGCAGTAACCTGTTGTGAGTAAGATAGGATAGACCAACTCTCACCACCTACACCAACAATCCAGTCACCAGAATAAACACTGGATATACCTGGGTTGGTAAAGGTTGCAATACCAACATTAGATCCGCCTCTGGCGACAATAAAATAGTCTCCCGTGACAATGCCAACGGAAGACAAGGTTTGGCCAATTCCAGTATAAGTTCTTCCTTGTCCTACAACTGTGAGAGCAGTAACAATACCAGCAACAGCATCGTAAAAACCGACGATGTTGAGGTTGGTTCCAAGGGAATTGATCTGGGCCTGTAAGGCACCAGTATCCACAGCTGATGCGATTCCAGTTAGACTAGAACCATCGCCATAGAAGGAAGTAGCAGTAACAATACCACCAGCAACAAATCCAGATGCACCAACAACACTGGTAATAAAACCAACGTCATTAGTAAAAGAGGATAGTGCTGTCGGGGTATTTGTTAGATTGGTGTAATCTAGATAATACGACGGGAGTTGACCATTAAACTTCTGAGAGTTAGTGGAAATGCCTGCCGTTAATGCAAACCCAGTTTGATTAGGTGGATTAAGTCTTAATCCGTCACCGATTGCAAGATATATTTCATTAAAGTTCGCATTAACTTTTAAGGCTCCCTGTCTAAGGGTATCCCCAGTGCCGTCATTACTAGTTTGTCCAGTATTAATTAACTGTTTCGTCATTACCGACAGGGACTAACATATTAAGTATTTAGTCTACAGTTTAAATCCAGCAAACGAATTCTTTTTGATGTCCTGCTTAATACCTGCAATAACATAGGACTCAACCTCAGTTTCCTGAGGTGCAACCTGTAATCCCTTAGAAGAAATCCAGTGTTGTGTCCAAGGTAGAGGATTATTCCTCAATGGCTGATCATAGATTGGATCAATCCCAATAGCCTTCATTCTCTTATTAGCGATCCATTCAACATATTGTGTTAGAAGTTTATCGTTCAAGCCAATCATGCTACCATCTTTGAATAGGTATTGAGCCCATTCTTTTTCTTCTTCAACTGCATGTTTAAACATGTTAATTACGTTCTCTTGTTCCTCTTTCGCAATCTCTTTCATGTCAGGGTCATCATCATTCTTCCACTTATTCAGAATCTGTTGCGTTAGAACTAGGTGCTGATTTTCGTCCCTGGCGATAAGAGAAATGATTTTTGCCGATCCTTCCATAAGCTTAAGTTCGCCAAAAGCGAACGAGCAAGCGAAGGAGACATAGAACCTAATTCCTTCCAAGATGTTGACGTTCGCAACAGCTCGGAAGAGTTTCCTTTTGAGTTCATACAGTTCGGATTGAGCATTCGGAACTCCCTCAAGATTGTGCTCCCACTGATTTCCTGACCCGTAAATCTGTGCGGCTTGAATAAAGTCATCATATGCTTTAGTTACACTCTCAGCTCGGGCGAGTATCTTCTGGTCCTCAAGAATGGTGTCGAAGACTTCAGTTGGATCTGGATATACATTCTTGATGATATATGTATAAGATCTGGAATGTATCATCTCCATAAATTCCCAAGAAGTCATAGCGGCTTCTAGTTCGGGTAGAGAGCAATAAGGAATGAAAGCCATGCCAGGACCGCGACCTTGTACGGAGTCAAGGAGAATTTGGTACTTAAGGTTCGACGTGAAAATATGCTTCTGCTCAGGACGCAATTCCTGATAGTCGGCTCGGTCTTTCTGGAGAGAGACTTCTTCTGGTCTCCAGAAATACCCCAATTGTTGTTGTGTAATTTTTTCAAAGACTGGATATTTGTAAGAGTCATATCTTTGAACTCCCAGTGGAGCACCAAAGAACATAAATTGTTTCTTTCTATCTACGATACTTTTATTAAAAACTGTCATTCCACTTGGTCTACTCTTAGATTTTCTTTCTTCAGATCTTACAAGATTCACAATCTTCCTCCTCTACGGTACTTAATAGACTTTCCAAAGCTTCTTTTTTGTCGTCGATACCATCATCACTCTTCATATCATATGTATTTTGATAGTACGATGTTTTCCAACCATACTTATATGTTTGCAGTAGGTCCTGCGCCATCACAGAAATAGGCACTTCGTTGTCGGGGTAATGTTCTGGGTTATAACTCCAGTTACCACTGATAGCCTGATCAAAAAACTTCTGCATCACTGCAACTACTTTAATATATCCACTGTTATCAGGCATTTCCCAGAGCAGAGTATAATTGTTCTTTAGATGTTGATACCCTGGAACAATCTGTTTAAGAGGCCCTTTCTTCGACTTCTTAATGGACAAGTAATCTCTAGGTGGCTCGATTCCGTTTGTTTCATTTGACACAACGGAACTGCTCTCTGAAGGCATTTGTGCGGACAACGTGCTGTGCCTGAGTCCGTGTTCCAAGATAGATTCCCTAAGAGAACTCCAATCATGTTGCAACTCCTGATTAGAAATTTCGTCTACGTCCTTCTTATATGTATCAATAGGTAGTTGTCCAAGAGCATACTTAGTACTCTTAAACTCAACACACTGTCCCTTCTCTTTAGCAAGTTGATTAGAAGACTTGAGAAGATAATACTGGAAACTTTCAGTTAGTTTATGTACCTCATCCCAGGCGTCCTGTGAGTCGTACTTCAGTCCATTCTTAGCAAGATAGTGTGCAAGTCCAATGAACCCGATTCCAAGGGATCTACGTGCGAGTGTGGCAAGTTCTGCCGCCTTGACTGGATATCTCTGATAGTCGATCAGTTCCTCCAGACCACGGACAGAAAGATCACAAAGTTCTTCTAGTTCATCAATACTCCTAAGTTTACCCACATTGATTGCAGAGAGAATACACAAGGCAATCTCAGAATCAATACCATCAATATGTTGCAGTGGTTCTGTAGGAAGAGTGATCTCCTGGCATAGGTTACTCATGTTCACCTTATCTTGGAAAGATGAGTGAGAGTTACAATGGTCAATATTCATAATATAGATACGACCAGTCTCTGCTCTTTCTTTTAGGAGATCTAGAATAAGTTTCTGAGCTGAGATAGTTTTCTTTGGAATAGATCCATCAGATTCATAACGTGTATAGAGATCATCAAACTCGTCAGTGCCAAAAGCATCATAAAGACCTGGGACATTGTGAGGTGAGAATAGGGTGATGTCTCCATCGGTAATGAATCTTTCGTAGAAGATTTTGGAGAGTTGGATTGAGTAGTCGAGTTTTCTGACACGGTTATCCTCAGTACCTTTATTGTTTTTGAGGACTAGGATGTCTTCGATTTCTTGGTGCCAGATGGGGAAGTGGACAGTTGCGCTTCCACCTCTAATGCCATTTTGAGTGCAGCATCGGACAGTGCTCTCAAACTTTTTGAGGAATGGTACAACACCTGTGTGTTGAACTTCTCCGCCTCTGATTTTAGAGTTGATCCCACGGATTCTGCCTGCGTTGATACCGATTCCAGCCCTCTGTGCGACATATTTGCCAATAGCCATATCACTGCTAAAGATGCTGTCGAGGGTATCATCAATATCAACCAGAACGCATGATGCAAACTGACGAATGGGTGTTCGGACCCCTGCCATGATTGGCGTTGGGATGTTGATGCGGTGTTTGGAGATTGCGTCATAATACTTTTTAACGTACACCAGACGGTTCTCAGGAGGGTACTCAGCAAAGATAGTCATTGCGATAAGCAAGTACATGAACTGGGGTGTCTCGTACACCTTACCAGTACTTCTATCTTGTACAAGATACTTATCAACTACCTGTCTAAGCCCTGCATAGGTAAAGAGAAAGTCACGCTGATGATCTATGAAAGTATCTAGTTTTTCAAACTCCTCATCAGAGTACTTTGTAAGGATTTGTGAATCATATACACCCTGATCTACACACCTTCTTACATGTTCTTTAAGTTCGGGAGTTTCATGAATGCCACCGTAAATACTCTTCTTCACTGAGAAGAGGAGTAGTCTAGCAGCAACATACTGATAGTTGGGATGATCAAGATCAATAAGATCAGAAGCAGATCGAATTAGAATTTCTTGAATAGCTGATGTAGAAATTCCATCGTAAAACTGAATGCCAGAATTAATCTCTACTTGACTTGCAGATACTCCAGCAAGTCCTTCACATGCCAGGTCAACCATAACATGCATTTTATCTAAGTCGAGAGATTCGACTCTACCGTCTCTCTTGACGACCTTGATACCGTTACTCATTTGTTCTCCTATTTTTTGTAGAAGAGTTATACTCTCTTCCAAGTTTGCAATTTCAGTTTGGCTTCTAAGCCATGGTAGATGTTTGATTCTACCAGATTCTTAACGTTATGTCCAGCTATGTACATTTCATTGAGATCTTTCTCTCTAATATTTGAGGGAAAGATCACAACCTTGTGTCCTATCTCGATGGCCTTAGATATCTTAGAGACGATCTCCCTGGACCTGGGCTCATTGTCGAAGACGAAGACAAACTTATAATCGAAAGGGCTAAGGTTAACATCACTACCACACATAGCAATAGCATTTCCAATGAAATTGGAGTCAAAGGGTCCTTCCGTGACATATACAGTTTCCGCAGTGTTTATTGTGTCCAAACCATATACCTTCGGAGAGTCCTCGTCAAGCATAATAGTAATATATTTTATCTTTGAATCTGATACTAACGACCTCCCTTGATATCCGATGATCTTACCCTTTTGTCTCAAAGGAATGATAATGCGTGGCTCGTCCTTTCCTACGTTGTCGAACGTTTGCTTTAGATTGTTTGTCCACTCCTTGAAGTTCGGGCAGTAGTACAAATCTTCCAACATTTTAGTGGAAAATTTTCTACTTTCTTCTAGATATTTTCGAGCGGGATGTGATTTATTTAGACTCGCGATGCTTTCTAAATCTGTGATTTCTTCGGGGGTATTGAAGACTGGTTTTTCAAACTCAAACTTAGGTACAGGCGTGTTAGATCTCTTGCCAACACTACCATTTTTGTACCTCTCAAGTATATATTGAGAATGAATGATAGGATCTTGATCCTTCAAAAAGTTAGTAAGAGTCCTTGTCACACCACAGTTGTGACACTTAAAATTATAGTCATTCTTTACTCTGTAAAGATAACCTCTGGCTTTGTTTTTATATTTCTGCGAATCCCCACAATAGGGACACCTAAAGTTATATAACCCGTTATTCTTCTTTGCGAACTTTCCTAACCTAGACGATACCAGACTGATGTATTTGCTGTCTACGTGATTCAAGAGTTTCCGATATCAAGCTTGATTCCATTGTAACAGAACTAACGTCTGGTGACAACTGTTTGAAAAATCTTTGTCCTATTGGAGATAAGAGAGTACTGATTACTGCAAGAGCACCTGCGATACTCCACATCTTTCTTTCCAGCACACGAAGTCTCTCATCAATGAGTCTGATGTCTCTTTCACATCCTTGCTTTATAGCATTAGATTCATTTTTAATAACATCATTCAAAGCATCCACTTTATCAAACAAGATCTCATCAACTCGATCTTGTTTTTCAAGTTTCTCATTATGAACGGCCAGTAGTTGACCCATCTTTACTGAGTTGTCCTGTAAGGAATCTACAACTCGTTCAAGGCGTTCTAGTAATTTGTCGTTTACTGATTCAGCCATCTCTTTTCTAGGTCTTTAACCTTTTTAAGTTTTCTCTTTATTGGTTTGGAGTTCAAAGCTTTATCATAACCAGCGACAGGACCCTCTTCAGGAGCACTAGCAGTTAAACCACCAGTACCAACAGCCATCATCTCTCTGACGACTCTTCTAATATTATCGAGTGTTCTATCGGACTTCATAGTTCTTTTAAACAAGTTAAACAAGTATCATCCATGGGTACATCATGAAGAGGTCCCCTCGGATACTCAGGTAATCTACCAAGATATACAATGAAGGTCTTGACTACAGGCCATAGATCCTTATCAATCTTGTAAAACAAGAGAGGAGTTGCTGCCTCCCCAAACACATTATAGAGAATAATAAAATGGTTAATAAGTAAATGGGCTTTCAAAACGCCAGTTGTTTTGTAACGTTTCAAAAGCCTCTTTATCCATTTGAACCTTTTAAGATCTTCTTCAAAATCTTCTTTGGTTACAGCGTGTGGATTCTCGTAATTTTTAATAGCAAAAATGACATAATTATTGTCATTCAATTCCGTAAACTTCATCCATCAAATAAGTCCAATCATATTATATAGTCAGTTTATCAAGCGGTTACAGTAACACCACCTGCTGCGGTTCCTTGGGCTGCACTAATAGCAACAGCAGAGTCAGAAGCAGTTCCAGCTGCATCCTTAATAGTAGCACCACCTGGCTTCAGAATATTCTGAGCACCGATTGTTAGTACGTCATCTGCCTCTGTGGCAGCGTTAGCAGCAGCGATTGCGAGTGAGAATACTAGTTCGTTAGAACCTGATCCACTAGCATAAACAAGGGTGTGTGGGCCACGACCTGTTCCAGTACCTTGGTTACCGTTAGTAACTGCAATTGTTGGCAATCCAGTAACAGTAACGGCTTCGTTGTATCTAACTCTGACGGAAAGAGTAAATCCTTCAGACTTATCAGCAGTTGTTGTAATCCATTCAACTTCCGTAACGTCAGCAGCGCCAATACCAGTGGCCAATCCACCTACACAGCATAGAATCTCAGGGGCTGCGTCAGGATTGTCGTTACCAGTCATCTTAGAACCAGCTTCAACAACCCAACCACTTTCGTTAGCGTATACTTCTTTTTTCTGTTCGTCAGTGAGCCACTTTGGTTTGGACTCATCAGTATCAGTTTTTCCCCAAAGAGGCATGGGCTTGTCTCCAAATTTATATTAACCTAGATTTATTTATAAAAAAAGAGACCCCGTTAGAGGTCTCTTAATGATTATCACTCACCTTCTCGAGCAACCATGGCCTTCTTGACGACTTCAAGCAGTTGATCATCCATGTCAGTCTTGGTCAGCTTAACCGCTTTACCCAAGATAACAAGACAGATCTCAACCAACTTCTCACCGAGTTCTTCATTCTCTGGAATTTGGTTAACGGCATCTCTGATTACTTTTGAGGCTAGTGGGAGTAGGAATGCAAGCATGATATTAAAGCAATGTACAAACTATATATCAATCTACGAGTGTTCCGTGAGCTCTTCTAATTTCTCTCAAATCTTCAAAGTTTTTTTGTTTGGTTCCACCATCATATGCCCAAGCATATCCTTGTTCGATCATTGTCTCATTCAAAGATACTTCTGCATCTCCAATATATAACCAACCAAGAAGGCGACCATACTTACCCATACCACCAACAAGTTCAGTTCTAATGATGAGATCATCATCTCCCTTGATAGCTCCGTCTAGTTTAGTTTTGAGCCAATTGGTTGCATCGATTCCAAGTGCTTTCTCTTCCAAATCACGAGTTCTCTTTTCTGGCGTATCCACACCAGCAACTCTGACTCTCTCTTTCTTTGTAAGATCAAAGCCCAAATCAATCGTAACATCAATAGTGTCTCCATCGACAACTCTATTGATCTTAATAACTCTAAAGTTATAGCAGGACTTCCTGCTGGGAGGTGTCATAGCTCCCATGATTATGAATATGCAATCTTAGAAACTTTAACTGAACCACCATTGGCAGTCGCAGAAAGTTTATCACTAGGATCTTTCTCGCACTTGATCATCTGACCAGTTCCTAGTGAGAAACTACCGATACCCACATCACTTGAATCAGATCTAACAATTACCACAGCAGCGCTGTGACCATTGAAGATATGAACAATTGTAGCGTTATCAACATTAGTAGCGGAACCTAAAGTAGTTTCAGCCCCTAAAACTTTAATTGAATAAGTCATTCCTAATCACAGTCTTTACTGTTTATTTATCCGTATTACCTTCCAACTCATCTGTAAAGCTATTAATAAGTTGGGCTCTCTTCTCCCAAGTATCACCAGAATCAGATCCTTTACATGGGTTAATACATTGTTCATCGCCATACTTATTACATACCAACCCAGCAAGGTCGTGAGGACATCCTTCCTTACCAGTACTCCAAAACAACTGGCCTTCTACCCAAGTCGCACCACATTTGGTACATGACTTGACATCCAGGTCTACGTTTTTTTCAGTCATTTAATCAATATCTAAAGTTTTCGGGTAGTTCTTATCACCTGGCTTTCTCTTTGCCTTTCCTGCCTTTCTTCTGGCATGGATATTGTCCCAAAGACCTTTCTTCTCAGAAATAGTCTCCTCTTTCATTGAGTCTGGGTTGATGATGATAGTATTCTCACCCGACATAGGCTTTACCATTTTAGGTGCCTTTTCCTTTTTGTCAACTTCCCAGATAAACTCTTCTCTCCAGTTAGAAAATTCTTCTTTCATACCTTTGTTCCTCTGTTGAATAAGTTTGGCTCTAAGTTTTGGATCTTTTCTTGCGGCCTTTCCTAGATCTCCAGGTTTAGAACCTGTCTGTCCTGCACCAGGAAGTCTCTTCTGTCCTGGTTTTACACCTCTTACAGAGAGTGCAGATGACCTAGAAGGTGGAAGTGCCTTTCTAGCTGGCGCTGAAGTAAGAGCACGTCCTACAGCACCAGTTCTACCAGTGGTTGACCCAGGTTGTTTTCTAGAGACAGTGGAATTACCTCTCCAAGGATCGGGTGGTTTATTTTTAGTTTCACCCCTCTTTTTGGCCTGGATCCTTTGTTTAACTGCGTCTAAGGCACGCAATTGTTTGTCTGACGTACCTGTAGACAAACCTCTCTGCTTTTTTCTACTCTGATTGAATCTCTTCAATCTTCTACCAACTGCGTTACTGACCTTTCTGTCTGTACCCGTTGCTTGGATACCTGCTTTGGCAAGAGATCCAAGAGATGAGAAGAAGTTAGATGTAACTTTCTTAGTAGATTCAGAACCAGGTTCCTTAGAATTAATCTTTTGAACTTTAGTATTTCTCAGAGTTGAATCAGCTCTTTTAAGATCACCCTGTCTTTCGGCTTTCTTTTTTCTTAGTTTGTCTGCTTGTGCTTTTCTTGCATCATTTCTTGCACTCTTAACTCTCTCATCAGCAGCCGCGGCCAAGGACTTATCCTTGGCACGACCAGCAGCCATGGCTTTATTAGTAGTATTAGCGTTAAAGTATTTGTCAGAATACTTGTCAGATGCATTTTGCACCTTCTTCTTACCACCCTTTTGGATGTCTTTGAGTTGTTGTTGAGCTAATTTTCTTTGAGCTGTAGTCAGTTCATGTAAATCCATGAATCACCTCAAGCGTTGTTTCCGCCGCCTAATTTATCTTTTGCGGCACTCATTGCAGCACCCTTAGCAACACTAACAGCAGCTTTCTTTGCAAGAACTTTAGCACCAATCGCAAGAGCAGGAGCGATTTCATCTAGAGGTCTTGCAGCAGCAATGTTAGGAGCATGTTTCTTGACCAGTTCTGTTGGATCAACAACTACTTCCTCATTCTTCTCAGAAAACTTAACAGCATGATCTTCAATCTGGAACTTGAGTGGTTCTGGTTTTACAACATCAACTGTCTCAATCTCAGTTGGTTTATAATCTGCAGCGTCCTGAACTAGAACACCACCTGTCTCCTCTTCCTTAACACAGTTAGGAACTTCCTTACCACCTTTCTTCTTGGTTCCCTTTGCCTTGTAACCATCCCAGCAAGTAGAAGCACCAACGTTAGCGCGTGCTTGCTTCATACCTTCTTCAACAGTAGTCTCTTCTACTTCCACCTCTTCGACTTGTGGTTTCTTACCAACGTTTCTCATCTTATTATATGCAGCCTCACCTGCTCGATCTGCGGCACCTTGTGCGGCACTTTGTGCAGCCTGTTTGGCAATCATCTTACCTGCAACCTTTACAGCAGCTCCAAGACCCTCTTCAATATCAAGGATTCTTTCGATCTCCTCCGCAGTAAACTTACCAGTTGCTTCTAGTTCTTCTTTCTTCAGGTTTGCTTTACGATACTGGAGATCGGCACGGGTGCCTTTGTCCATCTTACCCTGTGACTTAGGTTTGGTCTTGCCACCTACATCAGGTTGCATACCAGGGTTTGCTGCCTTGACTCTACGACCATGGGTGTATTCAGCACCACTCATCTTGGAGTCACCAGAAACCATCTTACCACCTTGGGAGC